AAACTGAACAAGGAGGTCAAGCTGGTTAGCGATTGCCTGCTTTTCAGCAGCAGACACGCCAATGTCTATCTCAATGTCATATTCACCCTTCAGGTCTTCAGGGTTTACGGTGAGGTCTTGACCAAGTAGAACAATAGGGTCAGGGGAAGGCCATTTCTGGTTGATAAAGATGAAGTCTCGAATAACGCCAGTTATGGCACCGTTCCCCAGATGTTTAGCAGACAGCCGCAAACGCCGTGCGGAAGCCTGAGAAATCATGGAAATGCCGGTGGCCGTTTTATTAAGGCTATTTCCGTCCATGCCCTGATTGTAGCGGCTGTTTCCGGTGGTTTCTTCGTTGTTACCCTTCAGCAGTTCCCATGCTTTGAGAATGAAGTTGTCAGGGGGGGAGGTCTTGACTTCGCCCAAACGCTGCGGATCGCCAAGAATTACATCGAACGGTTTGCGAGACTGAAGCATCTGCTGCATACGCACATCATTGGTAACGGGATTGCGATAACAGGACTGTGCAGCAGAATCTTGGATGAATCTCAGGAGGTTTGTTTCAATCTTCTGCTCATGCTCAAGGATAGAGGGGGGAGCGATACCATGCACCTTGTGAGGTTCAGGTAACATAGAACCGACACGGAACGGAGCGCGACCATACGGATTCTCTTCCACCTGGGCAATAACGTCATCTTCGATGATGGTAACGATGCAATGCTCAAGCAGCCCGTCCTTGTCTATGTCCAGCTTGCAGTAGCATTCCTTGACCTTCAGTTCCCTTGTCAGGTCATCCATGCCCTTGATGCTGTTTCTGCTGCCGTCCTCAATGACTTCAGAGAGTCCGTCAATCTGAAACTCAATGGTAGCCTCGTCAACTGCTTGAACCGCTTGCCCCGTGCCTAAGTCCTTGCACTTGTCAAACGTACCCTTGCGATAGATACCAGCCTTTTCACGGCGGCGAATGTCATTGAGGGAGAGCTTGAACGGGCCATGATAGATAAGCCTGCCATCAATGCCGCCCCAATCAGTGAGCTTGCAATCATTGGAATAGCCAAATGCCCACGGCTGCACTACTTCCAGTGTAGGGCCGAAATACTTTACGTCCTTGCGGATAACCTTGACGTTTTCGTATGCCATCTGCTCTGTAGGCATCCCCATCTGATCCATAGGACCGGGAATAACCACTTCGTCATATTTGGTGATTTGACGCTTCTGATCCTGTGCCAGCATCTCCATCTGCTGTGCGTCAAGGAAGTCATACTTCTCATCCACAAGGTCGTAATCTTCCTTGTGGTAGGTTTTAAACACAGCAAAGTGGTAGAGACCAGCATTGTAAAGAAAATCGTACAGTCTGCGGAGACCATCAATTTTCCTAAACATTTGATATTTAATTAGTTTTTGGAATTGCGTTGCTCTGTCGGAATTGTCGGATTTTAAGGTGAAAAAGTCATCGGAGAAGATTTCAACAAGGGATGCTAACTGTGATTGATGTTGTGTCCACACTAAAGGGGCTACCGATTGGCTCCAGCCTTCCCGCTCATTGCCATATCTGAAGCCCCTGAATGCCTTATAGAAAGATTCACGCTGCTCTGCCAATTCCTCTTGGATAGCAGCAGCCGCGTCAATGTCAGGCTGTAACAGCGTCTTTATATCTTCGTCTTTGATGCTGATTTTCTCTGCCATGTGGGTTCCTTATAGGCTCACTCAAAGCACTTTCTATGGTGCAACCCCGTTTATTAACCCGCCTTTTAAGTGTTCCATAATTGATTCCGGTTCTTTCAGACCACTCAATCAAGCACAAGGTTTCGCCATTGAATGTGTATTTACGGTTATTCCTCTTGTTCCTTGAATTTTCCTTTGCGCTAACACTACCAATCTTTCAAACCTATGTCCGACAAGATTCATGTTGCACCTCGCTATTATTTTTGAAAACAATAACAAGGTACTAATGCCAAGTCAATCAATTTTGTGTGATTACAAAACCACAGATTTGTGACTGCCTGAAACTTGGCTTTTCCATTCTTCGAACCACTGAGTATCCAATAGGGCTAATCTGTAGGCGCACTCGAATGCATCATCATTAACCTTCATGGGCTTGCCGTTCTCATCGTACATGAGGTCTTCGACCTCTTGAATGGTGTTCACGCAGTCTCGGAAAAAGAAAATTGCAGGGCATTCGTTCTGTGTCCACAAGAGGTTGTTCAGAAGCTCAATACCGTTCTCTTTCTCTTTGGATGCGACTTCTAATGCGTACCCGTATGGCATAAGTATCTCTTCCATGACAGAGAAGGCATCTGAGTCATTCGGCTGGCCTGACTTGCTCAGAGGGTCAATAATGACCTTGTTAATGCGCGTGTAGTCTCGCATTCTGATAACTCTGACAATCTCTTCCGTTGCTGCCTTGATGTTCCCCCTGAACTTGATTTCGTCACAGATGTACTTCACGCCATTGGAAAGCGTAGCCATGAAGACTACCATAAGAGGCTTGGACGGGTGCCAATCAATAGAGATGTCTATGAGGGCATTCAGGGGGATAGTGAAGCGTTCCTTGATATGGGTCTTACGGTCAAATCTAGGGCAGACCAAGGCAGACAAGTAAGAGGGCTTGCCAAGGATACGAGCTTGATATTCGTCAGCCGTAAGAGTCTTGGCAAACTGGTCAATACCTTCCTGAGTGATACCGTACCCGATATTCACAGAAGAATCGCCAGATAGGTTAAAGTATGAAGGGTCAGGCTCACCCTTGGAATCTACAGCCCTGATTATTTCCCTGTGTATCCACGCTTGATTCAGGAGTGTGCAGCAAAATAGCTCTCTGCCCTTTCTATCTACCAAGCCCCTTGCACAAGCTACCCTGATGTCTCTTGGAGGCGGCTCATCATAGATAACCAAGTCATATTGCGCCCCCTCGAAAACTGTAACGTCCTGAGAGGTGGAGAATATCTGTATTTCACCCTGCAAGCCCTTGTCATGGCTTCTTGACCAAAACTCCCATTGTGCATCACACCCCTGATTGTTCTTACGTGTCTTGAGCGGTTGGTCCTCTGGCCACCAGAACTTTAGCGCAGGAATGATAACCGACTTAATATGTGTTTCCCATCCCTGCCCAATCCAAGCCACCCTACGAGGGTTCGTATGGGGAAAGGGTATTTTCTCCCCACTCCAAGGCCATTCACCCCTAACCATGCTGATAGCGATAATAGCCCCAAGGGTAGTGTTGTGATGTATCAGACCTCCTGCAAAATAGTTCTTATAAACAGGCACTTCAAAGTCATAACACTCTTGACTGGCGCTAATAGGGGTGATACACTCAATCTTGTTTGAATACACATACAAAGGAGAGTGAAATGGGTAACAAGTCGTATTATCGGGCAAATCGGATCGCTGAAGAGATTGTATCTCAAATCCCACACTTGATTGAGGTGGAGAAACTGACTCAGACGAAAACGGCTGAACGTCTTGGGATAAGCAAGAACACGGTTGAGAAGTATTGCAAGAAGCATGGGCTAAAGACACAACGGACTGGCCCCCGAAACGGGGAACTGCATACTGGTTGGAAAGGGGGGCGGACACTTCGCAAGGGATACTGGTATGTGTATTGCCCTGACCACCCCCACGCGACGAACAAGAGTCAGGTAGCTGAACACCGGCTGGTGATGGAACAGAAACTTGGACGGCTTCTTGACCGCAAGGAAGTTGTTCACCACATAGACGGCAACCCTCAGAATAACCATCCTGACAACCTGATGGTGTTTGGGTCAAACAAGGAACATCTTGCGGTTGACCTGAAAGGCAAAGTTCCGAACTGGACTCCTGAAGGCAAGGAGAGGATAAACAACAGGAGGAGGAACTATTCTGGAATGCTTGCGTACACTCAGCAGAAAAAAAAGACCCCTGAACAGAAACAAGAGACTCGGCGTATAAGGTATCAACGGAAACGTAGCCTTTTGTTGTCAGGATCAAATGATGGTCAGCAGCTTCAATTGTCCTGCCATCCGTCATAGTAATTCTATAACACTGGTGAAGCCCCTCTTTCTTGAAGGGGGGCATAGCCAGAGCTACAACACGCTCTTGACCATCCCACGCATAGACCTCAAACGGCTCGCCACGCTCAAACAACTCACCTACTGATATTTCACCATGAGGAGTCTCGACAAGTGTCTGATATGTAAGACATTTCCCGATCCTGTTGGCTCCCATGTATGTGAAAACCTTATACTTTTGCTCTTTCCACGCATCCAGCAACTGCTTCTGCAACGGGTTAGGCTCCCGTATCTCTGGATATAACGGATTGCGAGGCTTCCCACAATTGAACGCCAATATCCTGTTCTTAGCCATTACTGCGTTAATCTGCTCTATGCGCTTCCGCTCCTGTTCGTCTCGCAATCTGGCAGATTCAGCAGCTTCAGCTTCCTTTTTGGCAATTACTTCAGGAGACCATTGGTTCAGGCGTTTGGGAGTCTCGTTTTCTGGTAGGTCGGTCATAAGTACTCCGATAGTTGCAAAACCTCTTGTGCAGTCCTCGCCTCGCCAATGGTGCAATATTCAGGATTGATCTCGAATCCGATATATTTCCTTTCAAGTTCCTTTGCTGCTTTTGCCGTTGTTCCGCTGCCAGAGAATGGGTCCAACACAATATCGCCGGGATTGCTCCAGCTTAAAATCTGATCTTTCGCCAGTTGTTCCGGGAATATTGCCGGATGGTTTATTTTTCCAGTTTGCGTACTCCCCACCAGATACTCAAAAATGTTGCCTTTGATCTTGGTTTCATTGATCGTTGTTTGCTCCACCCGTGTCAGTTCGCCGCTGTTGTCTTTGTACATATTCGGCTTGCCCCATGTCTGCTGTCCCGCCCATGTGCAAGGCACCTTCAACGGATTAAAGGTTTTTGGCTTGCCAGCAGAAAGGATGAACATATATTCCCACTCCTGCTCATACCGGTTGTGTGTCAGCGGGGTATAGTTCATCTTCCGATAGATTGCCGTGTCGTGCAGATTCAGTCCCAACCGCTTGAAAAACAGGGCTTGCTCCATACTGCTGCCTGTTTCGCTGCCGTCCTTTGTGGCATCAGCGACAACCCACACAATCACGCCTCCCGGTTTCAGCACCCGTTTCAGTTGCCATGCCACGCCGTAGAAGTCCCAAGTATGGCCGCCGTAAGTGCGGAGGTCATCGTATGGCGGAGAAGTCACCACCAGATCAATGCACTCACGCGGGAGCAATCCGAGAAGGTCGCAATTATCGCCGCAAGTTATTTTGTTTAAAAATCTGTCCATGATGGAACTTTCACTTTTCGAGACTTCCTCAGGTATTACTTCAGGATGATATTGATT